GTGGTATCAAAAACAAAACATACGTTCGATAAATTCCCCAACACAACACCAAAAAATGTCGGTTATCTCACGCATACCATTGATAACAAACGTGTTCTATATGCTACTACTAACATTTGTTATATTTGTACTTTTTTTTGGTATTTTTGCTTGACTTATTATTAAAACTATGAGATAATATAATTACAGAAAGAGAGGTTAAATGTTATGAATAAAGTTAATATTAAAGCAGAACAATATTGGAAGTATAAAATAATAGAATATGAATACACATCAATGAGTTATGATAAGGGTAAAAAAATTGAAGTATGTAAAACATTACATAAAACAAATAGTAAATTATTATTTTATTTGATCATATTATGTTTAAAAATACAAGGTATTAAATATGAAGTTGTAAAAGATTAGGAAGTGAAAAAGAGTGAATAAAATATTTGATGATAAATGGAAGAAGAAACCAAGTAAAAAAGAATTATACGATTTAATTAATTGTTATACTAAAGAAATAGAAAGACTAAATAATATCATAGAAACTTTTGAAGAAGAATTAGAAAGAGAAAGCAATATGAAAGAAGAATATACTTGTTTAGAACATAATACATTTATAGATATTAAAAACACATTAAAATCAGTTCTAAAAAGATTTCAAGAACTAAAAGGAAGTGATAAAGAGTGAATACTATAAGGGAGTTAAAACAACAAGAAAAATATAAGAGTATGTTAAAAAGGAAAAATAAAGAAAAGAAAATATATAAAGATAAAAATGCTTCTTTGCAATTTGAAAAGCAGAAATTGTATAGAGTATTATTAAATAGAGAACAAGAAATAGAAAGACTAAATAATATCATAAAAGAATTAGAAAAATGGTTAGAAGTTAATTTGACTAATTTAGAAAAAGAAAAAGCAAATAATACTTATGACAAAGGTCTTAAGCAAGGTATGTTATCAAATGGAAGATTAATTAAAAACAAATTACAAGAATTAAAAGGAAGTGATAAAGAGTATGAATAGTGAAGAAAGAGAAAAATTACAATATATTTTATCAATATTAAAAGGTTCTAATGAAATATTTAATGTTTCATTAGGTCCAAAAGAATGTTCTTTATTAGTTAAATATATTGATTATTTAAGAGGTGATTAATATGATATATTTATATTTAAGGAATATAGAAAAGAATTTCACTTTTTTCAAATATTTTGAAACTGAATTTGAAAAAGATAATTTTAAAAGAAAATTAAAATATATTCCATATTTAATGTTAATTGAAGATTCAACTGATATGGTATGGAGTAGTTAGGAGTATAATATGAAAGATGAAAATAAGGAATTATTAAATGATTCAATTTTAATAAAAGCAGCTAAAGATTCTTATGTTAAAAAGGAAGATTTTATTAGAATGATTGAGAATCTTAATTTTACTGAAATTAAAAATTTTACATGTGAATTTATTACTGGTTATCAAATTAAGAAAAATGATAAAGAACAAAAATATGTTCAATCATTAGGTTTTGATATTAGAATTGATTAATAAGTGAAATACATATCAATCACTACTTGTTAATAAGTAGTGAGAGTAACAAGTTAACCTCTCGTTACTCTCAGTGCTTATTAGCACTAAAAAATAAGGGTGATGACCGACATCAGAACACCTAAGGGTGAGGAGGATTTATTTATGGAAAATGAAGAAAGAGGATTAGTTGTAAAAAATGCAACAATGGTTACATCAGATATTTTTGGTGAATCAAAAGCAAAAAGAATGACATCACTTGATTTAAGAGATGAAGAACAAGTTGATATGTTCTTAAATGCTCAAAATGATGCTGATTTCAAACTTAATGATTGTGCAGGAAAAGTTCTAACAATCATTGGAGCAACTATTGGAGAATATCCAAATGAAACAGTAAATGAAGAAACTGGAGAAGTTATTATAAGAAAGAAACATAGTTTATGTTTATTTGATGAAGATGGTAAAAGTTATGTAACAGGTTCAGGATCATGTTATTATTCATTTGCAAGTATTGTTGCTTTAAAAGGTATGCCAACAAAAGAATCACCTTTAAAATTAGAAGTTGTAAAAGTTCCAGCTGAAGTTAAAGGACATGAATATTTAAAAGTTAAAATTGCTAAATAGTTGAATAAATAGCCATCTTTTGGTATATTTATATCGAAAGGTGGTTATATTTATGGAAGAAATATTCAAGCTAGTTGTTGATAATGGTCTTGGAATTGGTTCTTTTATAGCTCTTTTATATTTTATATTTACATATGTAAAAAGCTTAAATGAAACAATGACTAAGATTTCAAACACAATGATACAGATGCAAATTAACATGGCTACAATGACAGATAGAATTGATAAGATTGAAGAAAAAATAAAATTTAAGGAGGAATTATAATGTTATCAAGAGAAGAATTAAGATTACTTAATGAAATATTAGGAGGTTTAGAATTAGATGGAGATAAAGCAAAATTAAAAACTAAACTATCATTAATTATTGAACAATTAAATGTAATGGAAAAAGCTCAAGAAGATGCTGCTAAGATTCAAGATAAGATTCAAGCATTGGATGGTGAAAAAGATGAGAAAAAATAAAACAAATAAAAAAGAAGATGAAAAAACTAAAGAAATAAAAGAAAAAGTTGATGTATTGGTTACTGAAGTTGGAGATGTTCTTAATATTACAGCAGATGAAAATAATCCAATTGGAGATGGTAAAGAATTTAAAGATGGGAGTGATAAGTAATGCCTACACCACAAGATTATTATAATCAAGTAATAGGAAAGTCTTTTGATGAAGACGGTTCATATGGTTGTCAATGTGTAGATGGTTTTAAACATTTTTGTAGAACTGTTGTAGGATATGATATATCAGATACTCCTATTTGTTATCCTATTGGATATGCTTGTTCTATTTGGGATAATTTTTATGATTTAGGTCTTGATAAATATTTTGATAAAGTTTATCCTGATCAAATGGTTGATGGAGATTGGACTATTTGGAGTATGGGTTCTAAAGCTTGTCCTTATTCACATGTTGCAATGTTTAGACAAGATAATGGAGAATCAGGAATATTTTTAGGACAAAATCAATTAGGACATCCTGAATTTACACAAGTTAATATTTTATATGATGGAATTAGAGGTGGATTAAGACCTAAAATTTATCATCCTGAACCTATATCAGAAAATCCTATATATGAAACATTAGGAGATATGTATGTTAGATGGGATGCAAGTTATAATGCTGGAATAAAATTAGTTAAAGATTTAACTGAAGATGGAAAAAAGAATGCAACTTCTGATAATCCTGATGCTTATGCTGTTTATAAAAAAGGTACAAAATTTACAGTATATGAATTTAAAGATATTGGTTATGGATTATGGGGAAGAAGTCCATCAGGATGGATTTGTATTAAAGGACAATCAGGAACAATATATTGTGAGGAAGTAAAAGATTAATGCAACCATTACAAAGGTTAATTGCTGCTGATGGATATGAAGTAATGTTATTTCCACTTGAATATATGTATATGTCTCAAGATGAGGGTGGAGGTTTTTCACATGCTGGAACATATCAAATCGACTTTTTAGGATGGGGTTCATTTGGTAGAGTTTATCAATGTCCTTATTATGCACCATGTACATGTACATGTGTTGGAACAACAGATGCAGCAGCTCATAATAGAATATATCAATCTGTTAATGATGTTCATTTAGCTGATGGAACTTTAGGGATAGTTACATTTGAAGTTGCTCATGATAATAGTCCACCTCATAATGTAGGAGATACAGTTGTTCAAGGTCAATTATTAGGACATACTGGAACAGCTGGTTATGTAACTGGTGATCATTTACATTTTCAAACTGCTCGTGGTGCATATGCTGGATGGGAGCAAGTTCCACCTAATAACAATTGGCAATTAAAAAATGAAATGCATATATATGATGCTTGTTTTGTAAATGATACTGTTATTGTAGAGGGATATGGTCATGATTGGATAACATATGATGGTCCAACACCTCCACCAGAAGATGAGAAAAAGAAGAAAAAATTTCCATGGGTATTATATGCAAGAAAACTAAGAAGTTATAGAGCAAATGTTTGACATTTTTGCTCTTTTATTGTATATTTTAGGTAAGGAGGAGATGTGGATGGCTAAATATAGTGCTGAAGAATTATCAAGTAGAGTAAACGAACTTGATCTTGATGATGATATTAAAATATCTTTAATGGAAGATATTACTGATTCAGTTTCACCAGATGAATCTGAAGAACTTGCTGGAATTAAATCTGAACTTGAAAAATCAAAAGCTGATTATGAAGAATTAAAAGAAAAATATAAAGCAAGATTTCTAAAAGCTGTTGAAAGTGAAGAAAAAGAAGAAGTTAAAGATGAAGATTTAGAAGAAAAAGAAGTTATTGATGTCAAAGAACTATAAAAGGAGGAATAATATATGTTAGGACATAATGATGCTGAATTATTATCATTTATTATTAACTCACAACCAGTTTTAAGAGATAACATTGATCTACCTGTTCAAGGTGAATCTATTGCTCCAATTGGTAAAATTATTGTTAATAATGAAAGATACAAAAATGCTTTTATTAATGCTATCAATGTTATTGGTTTAACAATGATTGATAGAAACTATTGGGAAGACCCATGGGAGAATTTTACAAATAATGGATATATGAGTTTTGGAGATTCTGCAAGAGAAATGGCTGTTGATATTGCTGATGTATTTGACTATAATGAGTATGCAACTGATGTTGACCATTTCTTAGAGAATGTTGTTCCAAATGTTTTAGAATATATTCATCCATTAAATTATCAAAAATTTTATAAAACAACTACTTCAGATACTCAAATGGCTATGGCTTTCTATAATGAAGGTGGATTAGTTACTCTTATTGATGAAATAATTTCATCTTTATATGAAGGTTATAAATATGATAAATATATAGTTAATAAGTATATGTTATGTAGAAGAATTTTAGATGGTACTGTAACAAGTGTTCAAATTGCTAATTATGCAAACTTAACAGCTCGTGAAAGAGTTGCAGCAATGAAGAACATTTCAAATTTAATGACATTTAGAAATCCAAATTATAATCCTGCTGGATTAAGAATAGCAACTCCATTCTCTAAACAAATAGCTATTGTTAATACTGATTTTGAAGCTAGTTTATCAACTGAGGTTTTAGCAACTTCATTCTTTAGAAATGATGCTGAAATGAAATCTCGTATGGCTCTAATTGATGGATATGGAAATCATGATGTTGCTCGTTTAAGTGAAGTATTAGGAGATCAATTTGTTCCATTTACTGAAGCTGAACTTGCAGCACTTGCAAATATTCCAGTTACTATTATTGATGATGAGTTCTTCCAAAATAAAACTTATCGTTTAGATGGAGCAGCTGATACAGATGCCGAAGAAGTATTCACTGAGGGAAATAGAACTGGATTTAAGAGAACTTCATTCTATAATCCAGAAACAATGAAAAATAATCATTGGTTACATTATTGGGGAATTAAATCAACTTCACCATTTAAACAAGCTGTTGTATTTACAACTGATACAATTGGTGTTACTTCTGTGGCAGTATCTCCTGCAACAGCAACAGTTACTGCAGGTCAAAATCTTCAAATGTCAGCTACTGTTGTTACAACTGGATTTGCAAATAAAGCTGTTATTTGGTCAGTTGATGAAACAAGTGCAGCTGCTGGAGTTTCAATTACTCAATCTGGAGTATTAAAAGTTCCTGCTAATGCTACTAGTGAATCTGAAATAACTGTTACAGCTACTTCAGTTTATGATTCAACTAAATCTAATACAGCAACAATTACAGTTGCTTAATCCTATAAGGGAGGGAGGAAATTCCCTCTCTTTTTTAAACTAAGAGAGGAGGAAGATTATGAGAAAAAAATTAATAAATAGTCAGTTAACTAATATGAAAACTTATCTAATGTATAGAGCAGAAATGTTAACACTTGCTGAAAATGTATTTGAATTTAAAAATCTTCCAGAATTTATTGATGTATCATACTTAAATAAAACACTTCTTAGAAATGGTTCAATTGCTTTCTTTATGGATGAAGTTTTAGGATTAATTGCACTTCCTTATGATGTTGTAGGAAACTTTGATATTTATGGAAGACCACTTGAAATAATGGCTCGAGCTGCAAATGGTACATATTATAAGAAATTAAAAAGAGATGAATTTGTTATAATGTATGATAACAATGGAAGATATCCAATATTTATGGATATTTGTCAGATGGCTGAGAGAGTTGCTCTTTCAAAAAGAACAATTGATGTTAATATTGTTCAACAAAGAACTCCTCGTATCTGGAAAACAAGCCAAGATAAAAAGAGAACTTTACAAGATATGTTAGCAAATATAGATGGAATGGAAGAAAATATAGCAACTTATGAATCAATTGATATTGATGATATGAATGTTGTTTTAGCACCTGCTCCATTTGTTGCTGATAAGATAGACATGCACCTAGATAAAGAATGGGCTGAGTTCTATCGTTTAATTGGAGTTGCAAACTTAATTGAACAGAAAAAAGAAAGAATGATAAAAGATGAAATGAGTGCATCTCAAGGTGGAACAATAGCAAGTCGATTCTCTCGTTTTGAACCTCGTAAAAGAGCAATAGATGAAATCAATAAAAAATTTGGAACTAATATTGAAGTATCATATTATGATGGAGAACCAACTACTGAAGAAGTTAAAGAACTTATGGAGGAGGTTGATTTAAATGAAACAGAGAGTATATAGAGTATATCCTTTTATAATACCTCCAGCATATCCAGATTATAATTTACCACCTACATTATATCGACTACTTAATTCTATTGTTAATTATGATGAAGAAGAGCAAACAAAAATTAAGAATTTAGCAGCTGCTGGAAGAGAAGATATTTTTGATTTTGAATATCCATTATCTACTCATGTTGACAAAGAAGATTTTGAAGTTATGATATTAAATCACTTTCTTATGAGAAGAATCGGATATGATACATTAAATGCTTTTAAAATATCATTAAATGTTAAAATGAATGAAATTATGCCAATGTATAATAAGATGTTTGATATGTTAGATGGATGGAATATATTTAATGATGGAGAAGTGACATCAAGAACTGTTACTGATTCAGGAACTAATTCATTAAATAATACAACTACATCTCAAAACACAAGTGATAGAAGATATTCAGATACTCCACAAAACCAACTACAAAATGTTAGAGATGGAAAATATATTACTGATTATAATTATGATACTGATAATGGAAGTGTTACTAGTCAATCAGCTGGAACTGATTCAAGGAGTACACTTGAAAGTATAACAAGAACACCATCTGATAAAATGAAATTATATAGAGAATTTATAGAAAATAAAAAATCCATAATGACAATGATTTACGAAGATTTAGATGTATTGTTTTATGGTTTAGTATAAGGGAGGAATTAAAATGCAAGAAAATATAAATATACCAGATTCAACAATTACAACTAATTTAAGTTTTAGACAACTTGTATTAATGAACATGCAACAATTAACTAATTTTCCATATATAGAAAAAGATTTTGATGCATTAACTGATTATGAATTATTATGCTTAGTTGTTAAATTCTTAAATGATGTAATTGCTAATCAAAATGAACAAAATGCATCAATTACTAGAATGTATGAATCATTCTTAGCACTTCAAACATATGTTAATAATACAAAAGACACTTTAGAAGATGCTTTTAATAATTTAGATGGTTATGTTAGAAATTATTTTGATAACTTAGATGTTCAAGAAGAAATTAATAACAAATTAGACCAAATGTTAGAAGATGGAGTATTAGAACAAATTATAGAACAATTTATACAATCATCAGCTTTATGGTGTTTTGACAATGTTGAATCAATGAAACAAGCAACAAATTTGATAAACGGAAGTTATGCTCGAACTTTAGGTTATTATGAAGTAAATGATGGTGGAGAAGCAACATACAAGATTACTGATACAGAGTCACAAACAGAGTATCAAGAAGAATTAGAAAATGGGTTATATGCTACTTTAATAATTGACAATGTAGTAAATGTAAAACAATTCGGAGCATATGGAGATGGAATAAATGATGATACTATTCCAATTCAAAATGCTATAAATAATTGTAATAATATTTATATACCATATACAACAGATTATTATCTTATTACCGATACAATAAATATTAATAAAAATAATCTTATTATTAAAGGAAACTATTCACATTTACAACAACCTGATAATCTTGAGAAAAATATTTTTAATATTTATAATTCAAATAATATTACATTAGATAATTTATATTTATCAAATGAAAGTACACAAGAATCTTCATCACCTTTATTAAATAATAAAAGGTTGGTATATATAAATAATTCTAGTAATATTACCATAAAAAATTGTAAATTTAAAAAAGCATATTGTAGAGGAATTGAAATTTTAAAATCAAGTGATATTAATTATATAAATAATATATTTGAAAATGCTACATTTCAAATGTTATATTTATTACCTGAAGTTAGAGATGTTTTAGTAGATAATTCAATATTTGATACTATAGATGGTAATTATAATTTAAATTATCTATTTGCAACAGGTAGAGTTGATACTGAAACATATGATTATTCAGTAAAAAATATTATAATTAAAAATTCAAAATTTTTAAATAATCCAACATGGGAAGCAATAGATACACACAGTGCTAATGGTTTTATAGTAGAAAATAATTATATTGAAAATTGTCGTGTTGGTATTATGGCTCTTGCTGGTTCAACAAAACCTGTAACAACTGACCCTGTTAAATTAGCAAATGTTACAATAAAAAATAATTATATGAAGTGTTCAAAAAATGGTGAAGGAAGATATGGAATAATTATTGGATGTAATGATAATTTAGGTGAAAATGTTACTATTGAAAATAATAAGATTGTAGAATTTGGAGATAGAGAAACAAGAGGTGCAATTCAAATTGAAGGTTTAAAAAATTTCAATATAAAAGATAATATGATTCTTAAATCAGAAGGAACAGGAATATGTTTAAGTTATTGTTATAATGGAAATATTGATTCTAATCAAATAATTGATACACATAATGAAACACGTGATGATTATGGAATATTTGCAATAGCTGGTGCATGGGATATAAATATAACTAATAATACTATAAAAAATCTAAATACACCAAAATTAATAAATGGTATTCGTAGTTCTTTGTTAAGTAATTTTAACTTAAATAATAATAATGTTATAGCAAATAATAGATATAGAATTTTAGGTACTGTTACATCAGGTGAAATTAATCAATATACAGACCAAATAGGAAGAGCTGGAAATTATGCTTATAATAACTACCAAATACCTACTTATTACTGTACTGATGAAAATGTTCACCCAGCAACATCAGGAAATATTTCTAATGTTAGTGTAACAGGAACATCAGGAACTAATGAACTAACTTCAAATAATGCTATTTATTATTTAGCACCTAATGAAGAAATAACAATATCAGGAGCTGGTGAATCAGGGGCAGATTTAACTACTGTAATTACTGATTTTATAACAAAACATAAATTTAAAGTTAAAGATAATATTTCAACAAGTGTTGAAAATGCAACTGTATCAGCAACAGCTGGAACATGGGTAGCTATTAGTTAATAGAGGTGGTACTAATTGTATTGGATGGGTTTGCAAATCTGATACATGGTATCCATTTGGTGCAATTGTTGTATAATAAAAGAACTCAATTTTGAGTTCTTTTTTTTATACAATTGTATTATTTAAACTATAATCTCCAATATTTGAATGATTATGCCAAATTGTCGTTCCATTTCTATATATTGTATTAATTATTTCCATTGATGATGCTGGAACACTTCTTGATGAATTAGATGGTGAATAGCCAATATTTTCAGATGATCCTATTTGAATATAATTCCAATATCTTCTACTTATTTGATTTGGAATTTTTACTCTATTTATTTTATAACCAAATCGATTAAACCAATCATCTATGACAGCAGCATATTCATATTTAATTGTCATTTTATAATATGTTGGAGCCATTTTATTATAAGCAAATGTTATATCACCATTAGCTGTTTGTCCTATAATTTGATTTGGAATCATACTAGCTCTATACATTTCTTGAACAGATGAAAACATATTTCCTAAGCCTGTTCCAATTGCAGAATAATCTTTAGATGCTGCACCTGTTAATGCTGTTAGAGTACCTCCAATTGCATGAGCTGTTGGACTATCTATTCTATGACCAAATAGATTAATACCATTTTGTGTCATCCAATTAGTGTACATATCAGCATTACATGAACCTTGAGGAAATTTTGCTAAAGGTATTCCCCAATTAAAACCACTTTTACTATCATTATTCTTTTTATAATTTACTGGATATAACCATCCAGATCCTGATGGTGTTGGAATTCCTACAACATTAAATAAAGGATTATTATTTATAAAATCTTCATATCTAAATTCAGCTTGAATTCCAGCATTATTACTTATTGATAAACAATTATATGGATAGCATAATAATTTATTATTTTTTGGAGTATAACCATTTAAAGTTGATGGACTTGATATACTAACATTACTTGCTAATGGAATAACAAAATCATCAGTTCCTTGAATATTTGGTGTGTTAGGTAAAACTCTAAAATTAATACCTGTTTGATTACCTAAATTTCCAGTTGACCATCCATCTGAATAACTAACATTAGCAAGTGAAAGAGGAATCATAAAGACACATATTAAATCGTTAGCATGACCAATATCAGCCATAGCTTTTACAAATTTAGCAGCTGATTCTGTAAATTTAAATAAAATATAATACATTCCTGAATACACTCCACCATATACTCTATTATCAGTTATAAAAGGTGTATCATTAGGAAGATATGAAACACCTATACAAATTAAAGGTGTATCATTTAAATTAGATGCAATTTCTCCTGTTGAATTGATAACATATTCTCCAAATTCTAATCCCTCTGGTATTGTATGTAATCCAATAGAATCATCTGATACATGCTCTCTTACAATAAAACATGCCTCAGCATCCCAATAATCAAACCATGTTGAAAATTCATCAACTGTATATCTTATTCGAGCTGTTCCATCATTATCATATATAACTTCATCTATAAAAGCAAAAAACCATTTGTTAGAATAATCTGGATTCTGAAAAGCCATATAATTACATTTTAGAGCATCATTATAACTAAATGATGTTTTTATATAACCTCTTTCACCTCTTATAAATGAATAATTGTTAGCTGTTGCAACAGCATTTGCTTGACATAATGCTAACATTTGTTGCTCAGTGTAGTTTAATACATCTTTATAACTTTTATCTAATCTTATATTTTTACAAATCATTATTTGTGAATTTTGTAATCCCATTTAAATCATCTCCTTATTTCAAAATCTATTGATTGTTTAAATTCAGTTCCACATAAATCAGAAGAATAAAATATTCTATTTTCTCTAAATGTTTTGAATAAATCAATCAATGTTTTATTTTTTATTAATGGATTATAAATATCTTTTTGCCAATATGGACTTGTCTTTATTATATCACTAAATACTATAATATTGTCTTTTAACTCTCCAGAATATGGATAAATAAACCATATAACATCTTTTGTTTCTTTATCCATTAAATACTCACATAACCATGTAAAAGTTTTATAATGAAATGCAAATCTATAAAGCATTTTATATTCTTTATAACTTTTAGGTAACTTAGGTTGAGGATCAGATTGCCACTCACCTTTATTTAACATATTAGCATGAGTTCCAAAAACAAATGAAGAATTTCCAGTTGATTTACAATGTTCTATTGCTAACTTAATTTCAATTTTATTTCCATCATCATCTATATCACCAGTTCCAATCCACAAACATTTTATCTCACCTTGTTTTTGTTTGAATATAACATCATTTAATCCCCAATCTTGTATATAAGGACATACTCTTGTAATAGTGTTTCCAACTAGCCATAATTTAGTTGTTCCTCTTTTTCTATCAACAGTTGAATAAAAGTTAAGTAATTTATTTGGTTCATCATGTAAATATGTAGTTCTACTCATAAACTCTTCAAATATTATATCAGATACATCTAAGTATGAACCTCCAGCATAATTTTGTTCAGTTGATAAAGCAACAGCATATCCTATTTTTGCTCCTCTTTTTGATTTATGTGTTTCTATATCATATTTAGTCAAATATATTTCTTTTCTATAAAGAGTAATCATATTATATTCTCCATTAGTTAACTTTTCAATATCAACATCACTAAAATATGATTCAATCCATGCTGAATTAATTTCTTCTTTAAATCTTCTCATGAGAATAAATCTTTTTCCAGATGATTGAAATTTTTTTACAATATTTCCTTTATCATAATATCTATCATAAAATCTTTCTACATCTTCTAAATATGGAATAATTGCTTTCTTATGCTTTACTTGATAACTTTTTCCATTGGATCTCTCACCCCATATTAAATTGACATTAGCACCTTTTTTATCAATCTCATCTATTGAGTAGTGTATGACTTTTCTTGACATTCTATCTCACCTACTAATTTTCCAACTTCAGCTAGTCTTACATTTGCTAATTCATATTCAATAAATTTTCTAACATTTTTTTCTTTTTCTCTACCACTTTTTCCTTTCATCAAATTACTTTGATTATATCCAAAAAATCTGCAAGCCTTACTTATTTTTATTTTAGAAAATCCTTGAATAAATTTTAAATCATTCTTATCTTCCATTGTAACACCTCCTAATAATCTTTATATTTAACACAATAATTAGATTTAAAATCTATCTTATTACATTCTTTATAATCTTTCAAATGTATAATACTTAATATAAACAATAATCCAAATATTAATATTATCATCATAATAATTAAAGTTAAAGTATTTTCTAATAAATCATCCATTTTTTAACCTCCTTAACATTGATTTTATAAAATAATCTTTATCAATAGTTGCTTTACATAAATTACAAGTTCCATATTTTTTAGCATAAAAATAATGATTCTGATATCCACATTTTGGACATATTACATTATTTAGCTTTTCAGCTCTTTCTTCTTTACTTGTATTTTTAAACATATCTCTTTTCATATTATTCCTCCTTAAATCTTGCCCTTTTACTAGAATCATCACTTATTAAATTAACATAATCAAGTGATTTTGAAAGTTCATATGTATTAGGTAAAATACAACATCCACTTTTATCTGTTATTAAATATTTTAATCCTAAATAATCCTCTACTTCAATTGGTGATTGTTCTTCAGTATAAAGAACTAAATTTTTATTTGTATCATTATAACTAAATACAAAATTATCTCTAAAATCATCTAAACTTTTTAATGCTTTAGCTCCACTCTTTGGAACACCAGCAACTGTAATATGAATTTTTCCATCTATTTTATAAGCATATTTTTTAGCTCCTTGTGTTATAAATTCTTCATAATTACATTCTTTTTCAAATAATCCCATCATATGCTTATTTCCTTTAATATCAGATGGTGCATATTTATTTGGATCTAATTTCAATACTTTACAAACAAATGCTATTCTATCAGCCACTTGTTTATTGTAATCAAGAAATACTTTTTTATCATATCCCTCAACTAATTTACATGAATCAGTATCACAATAAACAACATAATCATCATTAGCAATAACTCTTCTAAGTAAATTATCTCTAGCATATGCTGTAACCCATACACCATATGCAAATGATAAAAATGATTTTTTCTTTTCACTTTGTAATTTCTCTATAATCTCATCATTTGTTAGTGGAACTTCTTCCCATATTCCAGATGCATCATCATAAATAACATTATCACGAATATTATTTGTAACACTCATTCCATATATAGAATTATACATTCCTTTTATTCTTCCATATTCCATTTCTCTTCCCTCAACACCCTTAAGCTCAGTTTTTCCTACATACTTATCCAGAATAAACTCAATTAATGTTTTTGGAAGATATGACATGGAACTATACCAACATTCCAATATTTCATATTCTAAATCATAAGTATCTAAATAAAAGTAAAAATCAATATCTGTTAATGTCATTTCAAATTCAGCTGCACTGATTAATCGACCATTATCATATTTTGCACCTCTTAAATTTCTACATTTACTTGCACTTATAAAATTATTATAATACTTACATTTTATATTCTTAAATTTAACAACTAATAAATAAGCAAGTCTTCTTGACATCTGTTCTCTTCTTTTAATCTTACAAGGTCTAAACTCACTATTTGGATATTTTTGTGTTACTAATACATATGGATAACTTGATGCTATATCATATGAATCAACATTCTTTAATACTTCATCTGCATATATCCAATTAGCATGAGTATAACCTCCTAGAAAAGCTTCACATAACCTGTTATATATAATAGGATTTGTATTTATTGCTTTATATACTATTCTTCTGTATTTAAAATTAGTTCTTATTAAATCTTGTAATTCTCTTCTAACTTTTCCAGTATTTGTTGATGGTATATGTTTTACATCCTCATATACTTCTAGTTCTTTCATAATGTAATAATAAAGAACTAAACAATCATATTCACAATATCCTAATTCTGCATCACTCATTGGAGTATTTGGATTTCTAATAAGCGCATAATCTAAATCTCCTACTTTTTTTTCAACTGGTAAATCAAACATTTTAGGTAAATACTTTAATGCAACATTACTCATCATATAACTACATTTAAGTATTATATTATAATCTTTCATAATTGCTGTTATTACTTTGTGCGATTTACGAGCTGACACTTCATCAAAATGAAAGTTGCTTTTTAAATATTGAAATTCAAATGCTAAGTTATGAATAAATACATATTTTGTATCTCCAATATGATCATCAAGTCTTTTCAAAAATAACTTTAACTCATCCCATGTTCTACCATAATACACAATATCATTTATTCCAAACATCCATATATACATATGACTTCTTTTAATTGCTTTTTGTTTTTCTTTATCTGATAAATTATCATATTTAACAGCTGGATAAACTTTTCCATCTAGAATAAAATATGAACTTGTTTCAATATCGAAAGTATATATATTATTATCATAAAATTTTCTTTTACCCTTGATATTAGGTTCATGACCAACTCCATTATATTTATTCCAATATAGCACCTAATATCATCTACCTCTCTATAATACATATTTTTCATATAATACATTAGCTGATTCTCTTATATCTAAATCATTCATAGATAAACCAGCATATGTTTCAATTCTTTTAATAAAATCACTTGAAGAATCGTTCTCCTCAATGGCATCTTCAATAACAGCTTGTAAAGCACTTGCTCCAATTTTATCAGCTATATTAGAAAAATTATCTTCACCAAACATTTCATAAAATTTAGATGCATCTTCATAACTCATCTCTTTATCCTCACTTGATAAACTACTTCGTAAACTTTCAATTGTTTTTTGAATAGTCTTTGATATACCTTTCTTAGTTGATGTTTGACTTTTCAAAAATTGATTAACAGCCTTATTAACAGCTAATAATTGTTGTCTATTAGGTTTTTTACCTAATTTTATTTTACCTTGTTTACTCCACATTTTCATTTTATTAGAACTTAATCTATTAGCAAGTTTTTTACTAGCAAAAGTTCCACTCTTATATCTTCTTTGTAATGAATCTAATCTGGCATTAGCTTTACTAACTAACTTTCTTGTTTCTTTTTCTAAACGATCTGTACTCTTTGTTGTAGATAACCTTGCTGTTAATCTCTTTTTTCTTGTTTGTCTTTTCATAATCTAAATCCTCTCCTAACTTAATTTCAAAATAAATTCCTTCCCTCGATATGAATAAATAATCATTATATTTTTTCACATCAGAGAATTTGTTTATATATGAAATTATAGCATTATAATCATGAGATGCTAAGTATTTAAATTTAGTATTTTCTTCATTGTGTTGAATCAATATCCACATCACTATCATCCTCCTTAATATAATAAAAACATAAGTACAAATAATAAGTCAAGCAAAAATACCAAAAAAAAGTACAAATATAACAAAT